GAGTAATCTCTCATCCATGATTTTAAGTAAGGGTCCATTAGAAGTTGGTCGTCTGGACGTTCTAAGTATACATGAAGTAGAACGACTTCATCTGCTCTCATTTTTCTTAAAAGTTTCATCTTATGAGTGTTTGGATTCCAAATAAATTGTATATCAGTTGCCGCAACTCTGTTTAGTGTTTCACGGTACTGAGAGAATAATTCATAAGTTGAAATGCCACCTATGTGATTGTTCATAAAGAAATATGAGTTTGCATATGCTAACTCAAATGGGTCCATATCAATACCAGAAGATATACCATGACCAAAAGAACGATGCCATATCTTTTTTACTTCTATTATTTCTGCAGGAAGAGAATATTCATCGACATCTTTTTTAAGTTCGATAGTATACATATCTTCTTCTACTGCATTTTCAGAACGTTGTCTAATCTTATCTAATGCAATATCAATTGCAAGGTCGTAGTGTTCTGGGTCTAATTCAATATCGACCATCCCGTCACCGAGTAACAGTCTAATCTGTTTAATTGTATCGTTTTTTATTTTATTGCGTTGTTTTGGCATTATATGACCCTCAAAATATCGTTTGAACTATATAACAGTATTTATCAAAAAACTTTTATAATTAAACTATGGTCATTGAATCTGCCGTTCATTTTTGCTTCAACAGTGGTAATAGCATCAAATTCTTTGTTTAATGAACGTTTTGCTACTTTCTTAAACGTTACTAATTGTTGAAGTGGCTTTCGTAATGTCTTGCATACACTTGTGTTAGTATCGAATCCTTGAATAGTTGTGCCTTTGACACTTAATCCTGAACCCTCTCTTTTTAATCCTTTAGGGTCAATATTACTAGCATGATATATTCCTAATTTTCTTGTCTTAGAATTATATACAATCGCGGCATTTGCCCCTATTAATTCAGTTGGATGAACACTAATTGATTTTGTATCTGCGTGATGGTCTAAATATTTGAAACTTTTGATTTGTTTTTCTTTGCTTATTACTTTTTTCTTACGTGGTTTTCTTGTTACTTTTCCTTTTAATACAATGTTCTCACATGCATCTCCTATCATTTTATACATCTTATAATGATTTTTTATATCAGTCTTAGACATATGAGAATAACCTTCTTTAAGTTGCTTATGCATATCTTTTTCATGTTCGTTCAACTTCTTAATATCTGGTGGATTAAGAAGTTCATCAAATTCATTAAACATTGGTTCATATAATTTTGATATGATTTTAGCATGATTTGGTTTTGCACCAACAATCAATAATATTCTTTGAGGATTAAAACCAGCCAACATCTTCGTTGAACCATCATAATCGTAAACAAACTCATCAATATCCCATGCCATCTCTATTGATTTATTTTCTAAAAGTTCTTGAATCGATGGCTTATACTTCTTAACTTTAGTTTTTTGTTCTTCTGCTTTTTCTTTTTTAATTTTTTTACCAATTTCAATAATTTCATCTATATCATTTCTGACTTCTTCACTTACATCTTTTAATCCTTTTTCAGGATTCATAATACCACTCATTGTTTTAAAATATTCTGGAATTCCTTCATGATTTTCTGGCATTCCTCTTGATAATGCTCTTACCGAGCCACCTAATGTTGCTCTTGTTCGCCAATCTGGTGCCGCTTTATATGATGCAACATCTTCTTTCGTATATCCATTAGATAACATCCAATCTGCTACCCACGGAATAAAAGTTTTTGTTTTATAATAGTAACCATAATAATAAGCAGTACGTGAACGTTCTCTATAATAACGTTCCGCTGTCCATTTATCCGAATCCGTCCAATCAGGTTCAGAGCCAGTAAATGCCTCGTCAAGAAATTTTCCTTTACTAGTTGTCTTCTTTTTTCTCTTTATCATGTGTATTGTCACTATTCTCTCATATCATTTATATAGCAATATTGTAGATATTATATGACAACTTTGTCAATTTGTCAAGTTTTCTGCTGTTTAATATACGAATCTTGCAGTTTTAGTATTCATATCTACTTCTCTAATTCTTTTTATTATGTTTATATCAAGTGCATTTATCAGTAATGCACTTCTAAAACTATCACTATTATTTGGCATAGTACTATGTAATGTTCTTGTATTATATATTAACGCATCACCTGGACTTGAAACAAATTGAAAACCTTTTGTTGTTAATAAGTCATTATACTCTTCTTGATTTTCTTCTATATCTTTATAATAAAATCTATTAAGATGTGAACCAGGTAAAATACACGTTGCTCCATTTTCTATTGTAAACGAATCTAATGGAATTATACATTGTACTCCAAGCACTTCGTCATTTGATGTATGAGCATAATCTTCAAATCTATAGGGAGTATCAATGTGTGCCCTAATTTTTTGACTATTAGGTCTTGTTGTAATAGTATCAACAACATGAATGCTCCATTCTTTTCCTTGAAAAAATGCATCAAGATATCTACTCAAAATCTCTACTATGGGCTGCCACATCTCTTGTGGAGGCACTTTACTCCACCAGACGTTATATTGTCTATCTTTGCGATGTTTTGCGTAATACAGACCATTTACGGCGTTTCCACGGTGTATATTAGCAGGGTTTATTGCCCATAACTTAAACTGTCTTACTGCAAAAGGTGAAATCAATTCTTTTATTGAGACATATCCTTGATTATTTTGATTTATCATAATTATTGCCTTCCTAAATGTTTATTTATAATTTAAAATTATATAATACTATTATAAGATAAATACAGTAAGAAGTCAAATGGAGATTATTTAATATGGGTAGACTTAGCCTATGGAATCCTAAAAAGGGTAACGATTATAAATTTATTGATAAGACGGTTAAAGGACACTTTGACCATGGCGGAACATCTCTTCTGATTCACAAATATCTTGGTTCACAAGATACTACTGACCCAGATTATGACCCGGCTATGCCTGCAATACAGGATTTACTCTTTTTAGAGAACCGTGATAGAAAATATGAAAAAGATTTATACGACTTAAGAGGCGTATATACAGTATCTGACCAAGATTTCGAATTATCGCAATTCGGTATGTTCTTAGGTAATGACCAACAAGTGTTCACTCTACATTTGAACGAAATGGTTAACATGCTAGGTCGTAAGATAATGACTGGCGATGTAATCGAACTTCCTCATATGCGTGAAGATATGATGCTTGAGGGTAATGACGGTGTTGAACCAGATGCTGTCAATCAATATTGGGTAGTCCAAGAAGCAACAAAAAGTGCTGATGGATTCGATCCTGGTTGGTGGCCACATATTTGGCGAGTTCGTTGTAAGCAATTACAAGACACACAAGAATACAAAGATATTCTTGGTACTGGTGAGGAAGCAGATGATTTGAAAAATATTCTGTCTACTTACAACAAAGAACTTCAAATTACTGATGCTGTTGTTCTTGAGGCACAAGATAATGTTCCTGGAAAATACTGGGACTATAGAACAAACAACTTAATGTATGCAACTCCAAGCAATCATCCAGATGATGTAGACTATGCAACAGTCGTTCATGGAACACAGTTTCCTGATTCACCAACAGAAGACTCTTATTTTTTAAGAACTGATTACTCACCTTCAAGATTATTTCAATATAGAGATAATAAATGGTACAGAATCAATGATGACGATGGAGCATGGGAAGTAGGACACGCATTGCATCATCAATTTATTAACAATAGTGGTACAGTAGTGTTAGATGACGGCACTATTATAACATCAAAAGTAAATCTGTCGAAGGCAGTAAGACCAAAGGTAGACTAATATGGCACAAAATCATTTCTATGACAATCAAGTTCGAAGATACATTTTACAATTTATTAGAATGTTCAGTGGCTTCACAGTTAAAACTGGAAGCAAAATGAACGATAACACAACTGATTATTATATCAGAGTTCCAGCAAGATACGGTGATGTATCAAGAATGGCGGCAACTATTCTCAAAGGAAATTCTGAGAATGTAGTGAACTCTGCCCCATTTATTGCGGCTCATGTTCAAAGTTTACAACCAGACAGACAACGACTACAAGAGCCGTTTTTCCACGATGCTGTAAGTATTAATGAAAGAAAATTTGATGATAATACTCAATCGTATACTAGTGAACCTGGGCAAAAGTATAGTGTAAAACGATTAATGCCAGTTCCTTACTTACTGAATATGCAAGTAGATATTTGGACTTCTAATACAGACCAAAAATTACAACTACTTGAACAAATACTAGTTTTGTTTAATCCAGCATTAGAAATTCAACATAATGATAATCCAGTCGATTGGACTACTATTACAGTAGTAGAAATGACTGACTTACAATGGACAAGTAGAGGAATACCTGCTGGTATTGAAGACCAAATTGATATCGCAACTATGATATTTCAAATTCCTATTTGGATTAATCCACCAGCACAAGTATCAAGACAAAACGTAATTAGAAATATTATTAACAACATATACACATATACAGATTTAGATACACTTGATTACGACCCAGATGCTTTTGAGTTCTTTAGAGATTTAAATGCACAATCAAGTGTTATTGTTACTCCAGGAAACTATGCCTTACGAGTTTATGAAAATAGTGGAACAGTATTATGTAGACCATATGCAAACGGAAATTATGATGC